GCAACGATTGTAAGGAACTCTAGCACCTCCCTCACAAATATTGGGAATGAAGTTACTTTCTGATTTAATATTTCCCATGATCGTTGCAAGGGCATTGCGATCAGAGATTTTTGTTTTCTTTTGGAGTTGCTCAAGGACATACTGCTCATTTTTATTGCAGGTAGGACACTTCCACTCCTTTTCTACCACTTGAATAGGCACTGCCTTTTCTTTGTTAACTGTCACGTCAACTTCAGGAGGGTTTTTGATCTCGCTGATGCTTGGATAAGCACAAGCAGCAGGCATAGAAGATGCCAAAACAAGAGGAAGAATTTTGTTAAAAAGCATTAGAATAATAGAACTCAGCATTCACTGCCACGAGAAATGATTCGATAAGTGACTCAGAGTATGTATAATAGCAAAAAAATAGAGGGGTGTCAACTGGATTGTGCCAGTTACCCCTCTGTCATGCGCCGACGATATTCAATTGTATTTAGTCACGATGTATCATGACAGCATTGGTGCAAGGACTGCCCAACTAAAAAGAGAAGATACTGATCCAAAGAGTAAGGTTGTCGTAGTAAAAGACATATTTACTAAAGGCAAACTTCATAATTATGTATGTATCATAGTGATACAAAACATGTATCTATTTTTACTCTTCCCCAGATTGTGTTAGCATTGCAGCACCAAAGAAAGTGCCAAAAAGAATTACTGCCGTTGCAAAAAGTGCCATCGGACTATCTATAGAAGAGTAGGTATTTATTCCTTACTCTGTATCTTTTTTTACTTTTATGATGATTTGATCATTTTCAAAGTCTGCTTTAAATTCCAGAGGTTTATCTGCTGGCCAACATAACTCTTCGTAAAGCATGTTGAGAGTTTCCATATCTTGATAGAGATCGGTTACGTCAGACATATTGATCAAACAGTTTACGGATAGATTGTGTGATTTGCATCCCACCTGTATATTTACCTAACATAGTGCCCTCAGAGTCGGTAACAACCAATACAGGAGTGGCAGTTACCCCATACTTTTTAGCAATAGCAAGGTTTTCTTCGGGGATGGGGATGTCACTGAAGTCTTCTAGTTGAATTTCTTCGATGACTTCAGTGCGATCATCCTTAAGTGCTTTCATGTATTTTTTAACTAGACCACAAGGACCGCACGAATCCTTGGTAAACATCAAGAAACGATTCACCAGATGCCAGGAATAACTTGACCAGTGGTGAAGTATGCACCAAGAGCAGCAACGAAACCGATCATTGCAGCACGTCCATTCAGTTTTTCTGCTTTGTCATTAAACATTTTAGTAAGTCTCCGAAAGTTGTTGTACAGAATAACCAAGCAACACAAAGAAAGCGATGCTGGTTGCGGTAAAGATTACTTCAGTCATCAGAAGATGCCAAAGAAAAACTTACCAGTGATAGCATAAGAAAGGAAACCCGAGACAATGCCCATCATAGCCCAGCGTCCATTATAACGCTCGATGTATTGCTGAGGGGAATCCAAACCTTTACGGTTGTATTCTTCAACAACCATTTGGGGCTCTTTGGCAAAGAGATTATTTTGTCCGAGCTCATTGGTTGTAACAGTCATGGTCTTTGTAACGATTTATGACATAATTATATAGCAATTATAAAGTTTTGTCAAGACCTTGAATGTTTTGGTTTCCTTATGATACACATGAGAGGACTTGAACCTCCACAGATTGCTCTACTGGAACCTAAACCCAGCGCGTCTACCAATTCCGCCACATGTGCTAGTGTTGCACACCAACAAACTTCAGAGAGTATCTGACTTTGTTTGGTGTGGTAAATGCCATTCCCCGATGCAACTCCTTTGATGTGATCTCTATCAGTCTACCATTAAGGAATGGCACTTCGACACCTTCAGTGTCATTTACAAACTGTCCTCCTTCTCCTGGGTCACCACTAAGCATCAAAATGTAGGAGAAAACATTAGACAATTGCTGACCACCTACTTCTAGATTGTCATAGTGATTAGTGCCGTCCATGCCCATCATCTGCATATTACCAGAGATTTCGTAAAGCATTAGGTTTCTTCCTACTGCTTTTTGAATAGCATAGAAGGTTTGAATTAATTCAAGAGAGAAGTTTCTATCAGCACCGTAGTCAATAGTGTTGATGTCTTCCCTAAAGAAAAAACTACTGCCAAGGAGCACATGCGATCCTACATTACCATAAGGATAAGTAGAAACGTTTGCAATGTTATCAGGATACCATGCTGTCTTCTTTAGTTTATCAACTAACTCAAACAGGTAACGGTTATCAAATACATTATCAATGACTCGCATGATTCTAAAAGATAGTTTGTCAGTTTTTTGACTGGAAACTGTAAACCAGGCGGGGTAACCCCATCCGCACCACCTACTTTTGAGAGAAGAAGGAAACTCCGAGGGGTCGTTTGACCCATCCCGACCAGGGTTGTTAACGTGTCTCCATCACGGGCATTTATTAGGGATGACTCCACCAGTATTTTTTACGTCTCTCCATGACGGGGCGGGGGCGCTAACCCCCCATGCACGCCACCAATTCTTTACAAGGAAAAATTGGAAACCTCGCGTCAACGAGTGTATAAACATCTCTCATGCGTTGAAAACCATCTAGTTTAAAGTCTATTGGCAAAGACTAGGAAAATGTAATAACATCTTGACCGAGATCAAGATCTACTGGACCAGCGGCGTAAACATTATAGTCGGGATCATACCCATTCACAATGTCTTCGTAACTTAGTTTGATACTATCTTCCTCAGTTACCTTTTCGGAAATTGCTTTCATTCCAAGGTAGTGTCTCCAAACTTCAGAGAGATCATTTTGATTAAAATTTGGATCATCTATTGCAGACTTAAGTGCTACTCGGATAGCATCAACTGCTTTTTTGAAGTCTTTTTTAAGTGTCATTTGCAAGATGGTTGTAGGTTTACTCTTCCAGTGTTTTGTCCAATTACACCTTCAACAAAATAGTTGAATGCTAAACAATATCTATTTTCGTTAGATCTATTTACTTCGGTGTAATGGGTAAGGTGAGATGGAAAAATGAATAAATCATTTTTTGTTAGTGGAAATCCATAAGTTTTTGAATTCCACATATTCATCTCCTTTACCTCAGGAGATACTGTGGTGGTGCAGTAGGTAGGTATCTCTTGAGGATACCAGAAGATAAGTCCACCACCATTTTGAGGAGCATTCAGATAGTATACACCACTATAGCATGAATTGCTATGAGAATGTTTCTGTGAATACTCTCCAGGTTTATGAAGATTAATCCAAGAAGATGCGTGAGTAAGTTTTCCTTGTGAGAATTGAAGGATATCATTATATTTTACATTGATAACCTTCTCTATTTCTACTCTAAGATCTTTAAAAATATCCTCTAAAAGAATATTTTGGTTAACACTACCATGACCATTACCACTAGTGTATTGATAATAATCAAGTGACTCAAGATATTTTAAGTCAATGTTAGACGCAACAGTTGCTTTTACAACTGGTGTGGAAAAAAGTGGGATTACTTCTAGTTGCATAATCAAGTATATTTTCGATAAGCACCCACTTCAGGATCTGGGTCTAACCATTTGGTGTATTCAAAGTCTTCCATAGCGGTATCAATTTGCATACCGTTGTCACAGAGATACATGTCTCTATAACGTTTGGTCCACTCATGAAATTTTTGGATTCGATAGTCGGGATACCCGTTGTCGAGTATCCCAACAGAGACATATCGATAAGGAAACCGTTCTAGAAGAACATTCACATCATGCATAATCAAGTGTTAGGTCTGTTTCAAGTTTAGTTAGGAGGATATCATAATCCTCATCTACATCACCATAGAAGTCAACACCTTTCTCCTCATAAAATTTCAAGACTTTATTATAAAGGTTAGGATACTCGATGTCAAGTGTAATCTGTCTGTCAACTGCATCCCAAAGAATGTCAATGGCAGACGAGAATTTCTGTGCTGTAGTCATAGACTTTACCTCTATTGGACCTAGATGCCACACAATTGTGGCAACGATCCAGGCTGGACTCGAACCAGCGACCGACTGCTTAGAAGGCAGTTGCTCTATCCAACTGAGCTACTGGACCAAATAAAGTCCGAAGTAGCACGAGAAGAAGTCTCTTCATACGCCTCTGCAAATTCATGCAGTTGGTCGATGAAAAGATCCATAAGTTGATCTTCGATTGTCACGTCTTCGATTGAATCAAAGTAAACGCTCATCGGGACTCTCCCTTGACTACCTCGTAATTATAGCAGACCCTTCAGCAAGGGTCAAGGGATGTGGTCAGTTGGAAAATAGTCCTTACGCATGTATCGACCGAGGATGTTACTGTTGTAATACGCTGGTGTCCCATCTGACATCGCCTCCGTTAATACATTGTTGATAAAAAGTTGACGGGTCTCTTCAAAGTTTGTGAGTCCCTTACTTTTATGTAGGCTCAAAATGTCTCGTTTGAAGACCAGATTCCCGAACCTTTTTCTGTCATCAGATAATTCAGCACTGCTGCCGTAGTATTTTTTCCAGTCACTTTCACTCTTAACTCTCCTGCCACCACCTCTAGGCTTTCGTAACTGGTGGAAGTATTTTCTACCGATGTATCTTTTCCCAGTGAGTGTATTTGTAATGCAATAGACAAAACCGAAATAGTCGTTAATGTCCTCAGATAGAAAAGGGTGTCCGTTAAAAATCCAGGGGTTTTCATAGTCAATTTCTTTTTCATTCGTATTCTCCGTCGTCATCTTCAACGCGAACCTTTCTCACATTCTCTTTATCTAGGTAAGATTCGGGATCGCCATAAACTTCTGCTTTGATTTCACCCAAAAGAAATTCAAGATCTCTAATTAAAATTTTTAAATTGTTCTTATTCATTCCCTATCAACCCTGGCAGTGTTATTCTAGTGTCAAAAACGATACTCGTCAAGTATCTCTAATACTCTATTGAGCTCATAATGGGCACCCCGATGCCACTCTCCTGTTTTATCGGGGTGGTTAAAATTCAATTCATGCTTGAGTTTTAAGACTCTACATTTTAATTCGTCTTTTGTTATTGGATTACGAGGCATTACAGATTCTCCTGTAATGATTTCCAATCCTTATCAAACAACTCAAGTCCTTTGTCTGTCAGCGTGTGATCGTATAGTTTCTGGAAGAGGTCATAAGGCATAGTGCAAAC